TACATAACTCTGAGAATTGCTATGTTTGTGCTAATGGCGATCTCATATCAGGTTTGATTCATCTGAATATTCAAGTAGCAAATAGAGAAAATGTTGTTGAACAAGTAATGGGTGTGTCTGAATTAATATCATGGTTTTTAAGTGAATTAAGTCAGCATTTTGGAAATATTTATTTTTCTGTTGTTGCAGGAAATCATAGTAGATTATCAATGAATAAAGATAATAGTCCTAAAAATGAAAGATTAGATAATTTGATACCGTTCTATATAAAAGCAAGATTACAAAATTTAAATAATGTATTTATAGAAGATAATAATATTGATAATACTATGTCTTTAATAAATATTCGTGGATTAAATTATTTAGGTGTGCATGGTGATATGGATTCTTTAAATGGTGTTCTAAAATTAGTAGAAATGCTACCTGAAAAGATGTACGGAATTTTTATGGGTCATTTGCATCATAATAAAACTGATTTTATTCAAGGATATAAAATTTTAATGTCTGGAAGTTTAATGGGGATCGATGATTATTGTGTGGAGAAAAGGATTTACGGTATTCCACAACAATTAATTTGTGTTTGTGATGAAAATGGTGTGAAATGTTCTTATGATATTAATCTTTAATAAAATAAAATGCCGAAAGGTAATATAAATATGGAAATATTAACTCCAATTAATAAAATAGTAGAAGAAATTAAACTTAATGCTTATATTAATGAACGGACAATATATCTAAATGATGATACTATTGATGAAGATACGGAATTTATAATCAATAGAATGTTTGAAAAAATAGTAGAAAGAGATCAAAAAAGTGGCATAAAACCTAAAGATGCGGAACCAATCATATTAAAAGTTTCAAGTTATGGCGGATCTGTTTACGCAACATTAAGTATTATTTCTACTATAGAAACTTTAAAAGATATGGGATATAAAATAATTGGCAAAGCATACGGAAAAATTATGAGTGGAGCATTTAAAATTTATATATCCTGTACAGAACGTATTTGTCAAAGGCATACAAGATTTATGCTTCATCAGGTTCAATCTTATGAATTAGGTTATACATCAGTAGAACAATCTAAAAGAAAATTAAAAGATTTAGAAGAATTATGGCGTAGATGTCAAGATGTAATACTAAAATATACTAATATTACACAAGACAAACTTGATAATATTACTGAACATGATTTAGATGTTTCACTTTGGTCTGAAGAAGCAATTATTTTAGGTTGCGTAGATAAAATTCTATAAAATATATAGGAGAAATTATATTATGAACGATAAAACACAAGAACAAGATTTAACCACTCCCCTACTCTCTTCTACTTCAGAAGTAATTCTATTTTTTGAACCATTAGAGATTTCTAACGAAAATTTAGTAGAAGATTCTAATATCCAATTAGATTCAGATGAATTTAAAAGAGGGTTAAAAGATTCTAGTTATTTATCTGGTTTTTATACAGGTTTAATTAATTCAGGTATTTCAATGGAAGATTCAATTACGTTAATATTGAATAAAATGAATATTGATCATAGTGTGCAAATAACAAATATAAATGCTAATGCTAGTATTGAATCATCTAAAAATGCGACAATATTAAAGGAAAAAGAAATGTTGTAATATTGTTTTAGAGTGTAATAATTTATTAAATTATAAATATACAAAATTAAACTTTAAATTAAAAGGAGATTAATATTTTGCAACTAGAAACCAAACATTACTATGACGATGAAACTTTAGAATTTGTGGCATCTCGTTTCTTTATTGATGGTGAAGAAGTAAAATTCGAAGATTATCAATATTTTATTAAAGGGTTAGAAGAACAAAATAATAAATATGAAGAAAAAACAGAAGAAAATCCTTATGAATACGTTGATGAAGATGAAGTTTGCGAATGTGATGAATGTAAATATAAAGATAAAAAGAAATATGAAAGTTGCAATGATAATTGTAAATATATGAATTGTGATGAATGTTGTAATGATTTTTGTGATTGTGAGAATGAAGGTTGTGAAGATTGTGAAGGATGTAAAGTAGAAGAATTTGATTACGGTGAGTTGTTAGAATTGTTTGCATATAGGGTTATAGATACGGGAGGATGTCCTGAATGCATCAAGGAAATCTTAGATGAATTTGCTGACATTTTTATTCCAGATTATGATGAGGACGAATTTGAGAATGATGGTGAAGATTGTGATGTATGTTGTGAATGTACTTGTGAATGTGAAAACGAAGAATTTAGTGATGAACAATTAGAAGAAATTAAAATTATTGAAGAATTTACCGATAATATAATGAATATTAAATGTGGTGCGGAATTAAGAAATGAATTATATAGGTTATATTCTATGGGGAAAAGTATTGGATGGAATGACCACTGTTGTTTTATAAGAGAATTGATGAAGCATTAGAGGAATAAAATATTAATTTTATTGTAGATTGAATATACTAGTTAGTTTGATTATAACTAGTATATTCTATTGTGCATTAAAAAATGCATAAATATATAGGTAGTGACTTACCACTGTGGAGGTATAAATATGAATATGGATAATTTTAAAGGAAGAGACTTAAAAAATGTAATAAAAATAGTATGTGATCAAGAATTCTTTAGAGAACTAGTAGATTTACCAAATATAATTCTGAAAGATAATACATGTTATTATAAAGGTATTCCATTATCTATTGATGAAAATTTAAAATATAAGACTTGTGAGTTATTATACAAAAGCAATAACAATTTTTATAATGACATAGTATCTAATCTTAAACAAGAAGCAAAACATTTAAATGATAGACTTACGAGATTTAGAAATAATAATGAAATGAATGGATATATTGCAACATTAAAATCACTTAGAGAAACATTAGATTTAATAAAGAAATATGATTGGCAATTAATGTATTCTGAGTATGGAGTATTTAAGAGTAATAAAGATTCAGATAGAGGGAAAATAGATAATATTATTACTGAGATTGCAGTATGGGAACAAAATCATGATGGACAGATTAAGAATCATAAAATTTGGAGGACAGATATTCCTTATAAGAAATGTATTAATAGTAATATTTAAGTATTATAAAATTAAAACTATACTATAAGATATATTAAGTCCACTTCTATTTATTTGAGGTGGATTTTATTATGTTTTAAGGTTAGAGGAAATCAATACAAATGTGAGATTTGGTTGTGATTTAGGTAGATTGGTAGTTTAGTATTAGACTATAAATATAATAATTTAAATATGTTTATTTTAGAGAATACGAATTTAGGGTAGCTCCCTATTCTCCTGTGCGTATTCTCTTTTTATTTTTTTATATAAGGTGAAATGTAATAAGACACAGGAGAAAACAAAATATACAGGAGGATGATTGTAAATGCTAGAAACAAAAGAAATTGAAGTTATTTTAAATGGCAGAAATATTAAACATTTTGAAAGTTTAAATTATGAAATACCAAGAATAAAAGATAATCATTATAGAATGACAGTACCTAAAAATACTAAAATATTAGTTAAAGTAGAAGATTTACCTAAAGGCTCTAATATAATGATTGATGTTAAGTGTGATTATTGTGGTAAAGTAGTTCCTAAAGAATATTATAAATATATTAAACAAAAAGAATATTCTATAATTGACAAAGATTGTTGTAAAAATTGTCAACAATTAAAAATAAAGGAAGGTTTACTACATAAATATGGCGTAGAAAGAAATACTCAAATACCAGAAGTAAAAGAAAGTATGTCTATATCTAGAAGACATAATTTAGATATAGTTAGAAAATTATTTTTAGATAAAGGATTAATAATTGATGAAAATACTTTTAATTATAAAAATGATAGAAGTATAATATATTTTACTTGTAATAAGCATACGGAAGAAGGTATTCAAAGTACATATTATATGATTTTACAACAAGGTGGTTGTGGGTGTAAAAAATGTAGATATGAAAAAATAACAGGTGAAAATTGCCATTTGTGGAAAGGTGGAATTACTGATTTATATAATTATTTAAGAGGTAAAATTGGAATTTGGAAATTTGATTCATTAAATAGTAATGATTTTAAATGTATAATAACTAATATAAAAGATAATAGTTTGGTTGTTCATCATTTATATTCATTTGCTGAAATAGTTAGAGAAACATTATTAGAAACTGAGATAGAATTATATTCAAAAATTTCAATGTATAATGATTTAGAATTAAAAATATTAGAAGATAAATGTTTAGAATTACATTATAAATATGGTTTAGGAATCCCAATATTAAAATGTTTACACGATCTTTACCATAATACAGAGGGTAATTTAATAACTGATAAAATAATATTTAATAATTTTAAAAATAAATATTATAATTTTGAATTTGATCATTTATTAGATAATAAATATAAATATATTACTTTAAAAGGAGATGATGCCAGATGCCAAGATTAACTAAAACTACTAAAAATGTCAAGGAAGTTAAAACGGTATCTGGGGAAGGTTATTGTAGGATTTGTATGAAAATGCATCCTATATCTTATTTTTATGAATGCACAAATCCAAATATAGATAAAAATGGTTATCTTTCAGTTTGTAGAGATCATTGTAATGAGATTTTCGATAATTATTTCTCAATACATAATAATATAGATATCGCTTTAAAATTAACATGTAGAGATTTAGATGTAAGGTATAGTGAAGAAGCATTAAAACAAGCACAATCGCATGTAGAAAATTTAATGTCTAAAGGTAAAAAAGCAAGTAAATTATTTGGATATTATAAAAGTAAACTTGGATCTACAAGTAAAAATAATGAGAAATTAGAATCATTTAGATTTAAAGATAGTGAATTTGAAAATATTATTAATACTCAAGTTGAAGAAGATATTGATGATGATTTAGTTTTATTTTGGGGAAGAGGATTTTCATTAGATGATTATATATTTCTAGAATTAGAATTATCAAATTGGAAACAAACACATAAATGTGACAATCAAGCTGAAATAACATTACTGAAAGAAATTTGTATAAAAATATTAACAATAAGAAATAAACGTGCAGAAAATGAAAATGTATCACAAGACGTAAAAGAATTACAAGATTTATTTAAAACAGCAAGTGTAGATCCTGCTAAAGCAAATCAAGCAAGTGCAGGAAAATCACATGAATCATTTGGGTTATGGACAAAAGATATTGAGCAATTCAGACCTGCTGAATGGTTTGAACAACAAGAAAAATATCAAGATATGGATGGATTTAAACCGTATTTGAAAAATTATATTTCTCGTCCTATAGAAAATTTCTTAACAGGAAGTAGAAACTTTTTTGTAGATGATAATATTGATGCAGATTTAGACAGTGTAGATATTATAACCGAAGGTGATATTTAATGGGCAGAAGTTATAATAATTATGAAAATTCGTTTAAGAAATATTCAGGTCATGCCAACCAATTTAAAGCACCTAAATCAATGATAAAAGAAAAAGATAGAAATGAACAATGGCAAGAAAATCTAATTGACTGGATCACATTTTACAGACGAAATATCCATAGGTTTATACAACATTATTTTTCTGTAGATTTGTTTTGGTATCAAATTATATGGATATATTTTATGAGCAATTGTGAAAATTTTGTTACTATAGCTTCAAGAGCATCTGCAAAATCATGGTTGATTGCTTTATTGGCATATGCAAAAGGCACACTCTATCCAAATTCGGAAATTGTAATTGTGGCGAATTCCATGAAACAAGCGGGGATTATATTTGGTAAGATGGCAAGATTAAAAGATGATTACCCTAATATAGCAAGAGAAGTAAAAACATTCTCAGATACACAAAATAATTGTAATTGTGTTCTACATAATGGAACGACAATTAAAGTTGTAGCTTGTCAAGAATCAGGAAGAGGCGAGAGATCTACTTTTACGATAGGTGAAGAATTTCGGATTATGGATAAGCAAAAATTTGATAGTATTGTAAAACCATTTTCTTATGCTAGACAAACTCCATATTTAAAAGATCCTAAATATTCAAATATAAAAGTTTTAATAGAAGAACCTCGTCAAGTTCTTATATCATCTGCTTATCATAAGGGTTTATGGTGGTATAAAGAAACTATAGATACAATTAAAATGATGTTAGCAGGTAAAGATGCAGGATTTATAGCATTTGATTATTTAATTGCTATTAAACACAATATTAAAACAAAAAAAGCAATAGCAAGAGATAGAGCAACTATGGATTCAATAACTTTTCTTGAAGAATATGAAAATATACCTTTTGGAGAAAATAGCAATTCATATTTTAAACTTGAAATGTTTAATAAAAATAGAATTATAAAAAAGGCTTTTTATCCTCTAAGAAAAGATTTATTAGATAAAAAGAAAAATCCATATAATATAAAAAGAACAGATGGTGAAATTAGATTAATATCTGTTGATATAGCTACTCGTAAAAATGAAAAAAATGATAATACTATTATTTCATGTATTAGATTATTACCAACGGCAAAAGGATATATGAGAGAGTTTGTTTATAAAGAATCTCATCATGGAGAACACACTGCTTTACAGTCACTAAGAATTAAACAAATATACCATGATTTTGAAGGGGATTATATTGTACTTGATTTACACAATGTAGGTATAACTATTTTTGAAAGATTGGCAGAAGTTACCAGAGATGAAGAAAGAGGTATTGAATATGATGCCTTTACTGTGTTTGAACATAAATCTTTGAGTAAAAAACTAATTGAAGAATTAAAAGAAAAAACTTTATCATTAAATGCAAAACCTGTAATATACCCTGTTGTAGCAGATGCAAAATTTAATAGTGATGTAGCAGTTGATTTTAGGGATAAATTGCAAAGAAGTATGTGTAGTTTTCTAGTTGATGGTAGTGAAGGAGAAGTTTATCTAAATAAACATAATAAAGAGTATGCTAATAGTAATGATATTGAATTAACTACTTGGTTTAATATGCCGTATTTAGAAACAGAATTACTTGTAAATGAAACTATTAATTTAGAATATCATATTTTAAATGGTAATATTAAATTAGAAACTGTAGGAGATGCCCGAAAAGATCGGTACACGAGTTGCTCATACGGAAATTTTTTTGCTTCATTATTAGAAATTGATTTATTAAAACAAAATCAAGATTCAGATTATGATTTCGTATTTTCATTTTCATAATAACACATTATTAATATAATTGTCAAGAATAAATATCAATATTATTTATTTAAAAACAATAAATAAAAAAGAATTAAATTTAAATCTTAAATCAAAATAAAAATCAAACATAGAAAGGAGGATTTTATTTAATTGCCAAAAAAACAAAACATAAATCCTCAATCACAAACTCAATCTCAGCAACAACAAACAGAAACGAATACTAAAAATAATCAAAACGCTCAATTTATTGATACATCTCCCCCACTCTCTAATTCTAATGAAATAGAATTGAATTCATTGTCTTATAATTCTTTTTCATTAGGAAGATTAGATACAGATTATATATCAATGAGTGATTTAAAACAATATGTAAAATATCCTATGATATATAATGAAATATTAAGGACTATATCAGAACAAGCATATAACGAACAAGGAATTTACAGTAATATAGTGGATTATATGATTGCTATACCAACATTATCTCATATAACAACTATGAGAAATAAAACAGATAAATTTAAAGAAAAAAAGAAAAAATTTAACTTACTATTAAAATTGTTAAATCATGATAGATCAACAAGAGATATATTAAGAAATTTATATATCTATGGAACATATATTGGTATATTGAGAGATACAACAGCGAATAATAAAAAAATTGATACTGGTGCAGTAATAGTAGATTCAATTGATAGAATTGAAGGATTATCATTAGATGATAATTTTATGATACAACCTTTAGATTTAGATTATTCTAAAATAATTGGATTTCAAAATAATGTTAGTAT